CTGTGTCGCCATTTGCCCACATTCCGAACTCAGATTCCCCAATGTCTCTAGCTGCATAATCATCAAAATATCCAGAGTAATAGTAAGTCGCACCAAATAGAGGCGCATCATTATCTGGGAGTGGGCCATCGGGAGATGTCTCATTTGATAGTGCCACGAACCCCCGAATTGAAATAGCCTCATCACCAGATGAGTCGTAAAAATTGAACAATTGGGAGGGCGGCGTAGCACCAGATAAATAGGCGGTAGTAGTGTCGGCAAAAGCGTCAACTTTAAACTCTCCAGCCGTAAATTCTGAATCCCTAACACGATCATAAATCTCAGCCATTTGGTCAGTAGTGACCTCCATCGGGTAAGCCGTCCCATCTCCACACTCCACGCTGCCATCCGCTGGATCCGTTCCACCAGTGAGCCAACCCTTTTTAAACTTGACCCTTGGCTCGGTGATTGAAACAGCACCGCCTAATTCAACAGCGCAACCCCTACCTCTTGGTCTGAATGTTATTTTATTACTCATTGAATGGGTGTGATGTAAATCCTTTAACTATAAGACCGTTTAGAAACATATCAGACATGATCTGACATGTTCTCGATGATTGAATGACCGTAGGCGTTCCATCTACAATTGTTACCTTACCTATCCTTAGTCTTATCTTGTTCTGTGATGGTGGGGTTTCTTCATCTAATCCAACCTCCTTTCCATCAGCTTCATCTACCGAAGCAATGATCCAATTAGAGGCAACACCTGCTACAATACCTGCCTCAAGGACGATATATTTAGTAGAAGTTATTGAGGTGTCTGCATCGAACCCCGCACCAGTAAGGTCAATGGCGTTTCCGTTAGTTCCATTTGTTATTGAAGAAAAATCTAAATCAACTTTATACGTTATTCCTGATCCGCTACCTGATGCAGTTAATCTCCACGGGGTAACTGTTTCTCCAGCAATTACCCCGCTATCTCCCATCCTTTGAGACAATACAACGTGTTGAACCCCTTCTTGATCAGTGATCTTATTCTCTGAGAACCCCGCTAAGTAGTTGAGAGTCCCTTTAACCTTAAAGCCCTGCTCATTGGTGACATCTATATTTCTCTTGGACTCACCAGCTAAATCCATCTCATCTGGGTTGAGTCCAGTAAGGGGATAAATGAGTGGTGGATGGGTAAAATCTGAATTTGGAAGTGCCATACCAGAACACTACATGTCGTAAAATGAAAAGTAAATGTCAAAAAATGTAATTTAGTTATTGCAATAATCCCATGCAATTGCAATATGTGTGTATGAGCGATCAGGTAAACACCGATTCCATAGAGGAACATACAGAGACGGTAGAGGGTCAGGCGCAAGCCGATACCACTAATATCCAATCCGAAAACCAAGCTGGTTCAGACCATGCAGGTTCGGGTGAGGTGGATCAATTAGACGTTGCAATTGCAACTGAAGATAATCCATCGCCAACAGACAGAGTTAATAACATTGGTGATCAAGACGAGTATGAGGCTATGAAAGCCCAACTCCAGCAGAACCCTAATGAGCTTGATGATGCACCTGTAGAGGCAGAAGTTGAAGAATTTGAAGAAGAGGAGGAGCAATCCCCTGTTACAGATACGATGTCAGCAGAAGCACTAGAGGCAGATCAAGCTACAGAGACCGAGACTGAAAGCAACACTGAAGAGGACGAGGAAGACGCTGAAAAGCGCGATCCCCAATTCAGATTTCGCCCCAAGGAAGAAGTGGATGCAGAAGCATTTAGAATTTTCAAAGCGGCTAATTCCGCACAAGCGCCTATCTCCATGACGGATGCATTGTCACTTGCAAGAAATCATTTAGGACTACCAGACCCCGCGCAAAGAGCGCAGTCTTCCGATGATGTAGCAGATAACAAAGCTGAATCAGAAGATGATGTGTTTGACGGAATAACCCAAGTAGAAGCTAGAAGTAACCTTAAAGAACTCCGTCAGGGGCAAAACAAGGCATTACGTGAAGGTGACTTGGATGAAGCCGCTGATTTTGGAGAGCAGATCATTGACGCGGAGGAACTCATTGAGGTTCTTGGCGAAAGAGAAGCTACCGCATCCCGCTCTGAAGAAAGCGAGAGAAGCACTCAATTTGAAGGTTCATACACCAAAGCAGTAGAGTCATTCCCTGATTTCGCTAAAGAAGATACAGATTTCTTTAGAGAATGTAAGGAGATAGATAATGCTTTGGAGACGACTAATGACCCCCGTTATTATGACGCCAACAAGCCATTGCTTGTAGCTCAAATGGCGGCAAGGAAACTTAACGTAGCCCCATACTATGCAGGACAAAAACCTGCGCCAGTAGCCGAGGTAGTTAAAGAGTCGCCTAAATCAGCCAAGCAAACCACCTCACCCCAGCCTGCAAGGACAGAAAAATCAGCACCATTACCATCAGCCAGCGGAGGATCGCGAACTGGTGTAAACACTGGAGCTACTAAAGACTTGCAACAGATGATTAATGCAGTAAAGACCCCCGAACAATTTGCTGAAATGGCAAGGTCTATGGGTCAAAGTGCATAGATTGTCCTAATAAGTATTTAGTGTTGTTCCGTTTAACCAAACCAAACCAAATAACCAAAACAAACAACCCACTAAATAATTATGGCTTATAATACATCAAATATCACAGGTCAAGGTATCGGCAACGCCCTATCTAATGACCCATCTAACGCCTTCGGTGACGCAGGTGCAGTTCGTGAACTATGGCGCAAAGGCGTTGAAGTTTTCGAGCAGACAACTGACTTCTTCGCTCCAATGGAGGGTGGCAGTTCAGCAATTATCGAAACTATCTCTGACACTACTAAGGGTCGGGGGCAGAAGATTACGTTCACACAAATGGCTGGTCTCTACAATGAGCCTAAGCATGGTGACGAACTGTTCAACGATGAGAACGATTTTGAATCAATCAAGATCCACACTTACACGTTGTCAGTCGATTACCTTCGTCATGGTGTTCGTTATACCGAACGCTCTGAGGAGTTCATGGGAATGCGTGGAGAAATCACCGTAGGTATCCCTGAGCAACTTGGTAAGTGGATGGGTCGCCAGAAATCAGAGAAGATGTTCATGTCCTTCCTCCACAGAGGCGGTTCAGAGAACCAAGTCTTCGCTAGTAACAAGGCAAATATCGCTTCACTTGTGAGTGCTGACGTTCTTGATTACGACACTGTAGTAGCTGGTAATACCCAACTACAACGTCTTAACGGTAAACCTGCTAAGATGGGAACTGATAAGAACGGTAACGCAATCAATAAGTATTGTGTTGTTGCAACTCTTGACACATTGTTCTCTCTTGAGCAAGACAGTGACTACAAGACTTATCAGGTAGAAGCTGGTGTTCGCGGAGACGCAAACTACATCTTCGGAGGTGGCTACACGGACATTCGTGGAAACATCATCAAGAAGTATAACCCAATTGACCATGATGGCTATGGAGCAGTTGGTTCACCACTTAACCCTAAAGCGTTTAGCGGATCATCTACTACTGATGGTTTCACTACTCAGTCGGGCATTATCCTTGGTGGTGGTTCAGCCGCCGCTGGTGCGCTTAGTTCATCTTACATGAAGTATTTCCCACTTCACACGTTTAAGTTCCTTGCAGCTGACACACTCACTGCGGCTTCTAGCCTATACGGTGATGATGACTTCTATATTGCAGTTGTGAACAGCTCGAAAGCCGCTACTGATCCTGGAAAAGTAGGTTTCTATGAAATCTCTGCTAACGATGGTAACAAGCTTACCGTTGGAGATAAGTTCGTATCAGGTGACACCACAGTTGGTGACGCTTGGACAGGCTCACCTGCATGGGATGGTGATCTTCACACCAACACTCACGATGCTGGAACTTCTACCATTTACCTTGTAAATGCAAGTGGAGTCCCTATCGGTCATACTCTAGTTCTAGGAGCGCAAGCCGCTAGACGAGGATATGGTAAGCACCGTAACAGCAGAACAGAAGATTCACATGAAGGTGGATTTGTTAAAGACGTATTCGTTACCTCTGTCTTCGGACAAGAGCCATGCGAGGACGCTTCTGGACGTAAGGTGGGTTATCTCATCCTTACCCACGCGATTGAAATCGCTGGAGTTACCTTCCCGACAGTCAGCTAGATTAACTAGCCCCTTCGGGTTCGATTAAATAAATCGTTATTAGAAGGGGTTGAGGCTTGCAAGCTTCGACCCCTTCTTCTATATTACAAGCACTATGAATAACACGCAAACAACAGCATACGTTTTACGTCTTCCCCGCAAGGGAAATTTCGCACCTATTAAGGTAGGATGCCAAGAGGCAAAATTCATCAGGACTAAGATGCCTAATGGACTAGAAGACATGTGGATAGCCAATGGCAAAATCTACACTGATCAAACAGAATTTAACGAACTATGTGTAAGGGTCACACCTTCTGCATATAAGCACAAACTACAGGCATTCGCCTATACATTTTTAATTGAAGCACCAGTAGAGAAACCACTACCACTCACTGATGAAGAAAGGTTATCACAAGCTAAAGCTTTAATGACCAGTAAGGATGAAGCAGAAGCTATAGCTAAAGAGTTTCCAGAAGATGAACCAGAAACACCAATATCTCAAGGAATCAGATGGGCAAAAGGGATTACTGATGAAGATAAAGCTAAGGCAAACATCGAGGTGGACAAAATCATATCAGAAGAGTCGGAGAAAGAAGCTCCTACTCACGTTGAGCAACCAGAAGAACCATTAATCACTGAGCCAGAAGAAGGTAAAGAGACTATAGGAGAAGCATATCAAAAGGAAACTGCTGTGATCCATAACGCTTTACCTAAGCGAACAGTAACCACTGAGTTTGAGAAAGATATGATCGAGAAAAAACTCACCGCTGATCCTGCTACACCTAATCTACTTGCTACACCACCAATGCCTTCACCACCTACCATCAAGAAGACAGCGAAGAAGACTGCTAAGAAGGTAGTCAAGAGAAGGGGAGCCAAGAAAAAGACAACCAATAATAAGAAATGACCCTTTTAGAACTCAGAAATAACGTATTAAGAGTGCTTTGGATAGAGTATCCAACGCTCGCCCCTTCCTATATTTTTGAGGACGTAACTACTGCGATCAACTCGGCGTTCCAGCTTATCTGGACTTCCCCCCATGCCTACTTTAGGCAGAACGAGTTGACCGCAACCGTTCCCACAGGAGGGAGCGTTGATCTACCCGATACTATTCAAGAGGTGCAGACCCCACTATGGATTCCATCTGATAACAACAGGGAGCTTCATAGGATACTAGATCAATCTGAGTTCAACCAATTCTACCAACGCTTCCATGGTAAGACACAAGCAGAAGCTAAGGCTGACGGTGTATCAGAGGCATCATACTATTTCATTAAGACTAGGAATCAAGTAGGTGAGGATAACGCTAAGGTGACACTAATGGTAACACCACCACCACTAGCAGACCTTGACATAACCTACCTAGCTACTACCGAAGCACCATCTTACAGTGTATCCCAGATAACCAACCTAACGACTGAGACAGTAGGTATGCCTCATAAGTATGTTGAATCAACCCTCCTTCCAATGGCTAGGTTCTTTGCAACAAGATCCCATTTCTTCTTTGAGAAGGATAAGCTTTCAATGATCAATGGTGACGCTAAACGTGCCGCCGCATTCATTGGAGTTGCTAACCCAGACGCAGGAACTAAAAACGAACAATCCGCACCGATCTAATGACTGCAAAACAACTAGCTGAACGACTCGCAAGATTTACCTTAACAGGGACTCTCTCAGCGATGGACGTTAGGGATCAGATAACGATCGTGGATTGCATTAACTCAGCGACCTACAACTGGTTCGCCGCAGTCCCTGAGAGATATAGGATCACAACAGTATCCCATCTCATCCGCGCCCCTAAAGACGTTACTGTTACTATGACAGAAGGTGGTCTTACAGTAGGTGGACTAGTGGCAGAGGACTATATGCTAGGAGCGTCCATACTAATTGGTGATGAGGTCAACATGAACGAGATCATATCTACTAAAGATGACGTTGCAACATTACTCAATGAGTTCCGTGGGACAGCAGGAAGCCACTCAGCAAAAATCTATTTCGACACTATCATGCTTACTGACTACAACGTTAGCAGAATCACTAACGACCCCCGCATACTCGACACTGGTGTAAAGCTAGTGAGAGATGATGACGGTTTAAAGGGAGTGGGTGCTGAGAGAAGAGGAGCAGGATACGGCATCGGTGCTGGTCAAGGAATACTATACGGATCGACAGTAGCCAGACAGACAGGATCACCATACAGATACACCATTGAGAACACAGGGGCATCACAGAGAGATGAAGCCAGAATCATGCTACGTCTTGACCCTATGCCTACAACTGAGTCCACAGTCCAATTTGAAGCCGCTATTGACGCATCTACACTAGGATTAGAATCATTAGATAACGGCACAATCTTACCAGTTCCTGATCAATACATCATCCCTCACGTTCTACCTATGGCTAAGGCAGACTTAGCTGAGACAGAGATATGGGCAAACGAGCGCACCAGAGAAATCGCAATGGACAAAGGATCAGGCGCTTCAATATTCCCTAAGATCACGAACGAAGTCTTCCCTAATACAGGGACACCATCAAACAGAGTAAGAACCCGTAGAGGTTGGTAAAACATTATGCCTATAGTAATCACAGCTACCCCATCACAACTAGAAGACTCCATCACACAAGCGTTGGAGGCTGTTAATAACTCATGCCTAGCAATGAGGCAGAGAGGGTTGACTGTGCTACTACCTACTCAAATAGATTTTGAGGTGACGATCAACAATGGATCAGACACTGGACTCCAAGTCAAAGATGGAGAGGACACCACAGGGTCAGTGGATGGAACAATAAGCACAGTAGAATCCACTACAGCATCTGCACAATCTACACAACTCACCGATAAGACTGGTGGAGACTCAACCTCAGTAACGGCACCATCGGGTGCTGGTGGCACAAGCAATACTACAATCACTCATCCTAATGTGGTAACCACCTCATCAGGATCGGATACCAATAAGGAAGATATGACCCAACAGTGGGAGTATAAGCAGGGAGGTTAAAATATAAACACTACAAAACAATGGCTGAAAACGTATGGGTAATAGTAAAAAGGGAAACAGATTCTACATCTGGTAAAGGAACTGTGTCAACGCAAGGACACTCATCTGATACCACTAGAAACACGACCACCACCCAAGCTGGTTCTACTACAACAAAGACCATTGACGGTAGTGAGTTGACTAACACCACCACCAATAAAGGTGACGTCACCGAAACCAGAGTAACATCAGGAGACGGAACTGGATCAGTAAAAGGAACAAGTAACGAAACCACCACATCAAGCGGGACTAAAGAAGGTGAAGGAGTGACCATTAAATTTTCGATACCAATTCAACAGAAGAATCCAGTAACACTAGGATCAGCATAATGAGAACCAGATCAGGCATAAACCTACTTAAAACGAACTCCGATGGACAGCCATGGGAGACAGTAGTGTCGAGCGGTGTTACTAGTTTAGTTCCAGCAGACTCCTCCCTACTAAAGAGATTTAAGACATCTATATGGCGGGGGATAGGAAACACAATGCGTATCAATATTTCAAACGAGCAGACAGACACCCTATGGGAAGAGTCTGGATCTACAATCGTCCCTAAATCAATCTAATAAATAAACACAATGGCTACCCCAAACATAAATCCAAGAGCAGACGGAGAAGGACAATTCGGAGAATCATCACTACGATGGAGCTACATGTATTCTGACTCTATTGATGGACTACAAATCTATGAGAACGGTAGCAGAGTTGCGTTATTAGCAAGCCCTACGTTTACAGGAGTTCCTTTATCTACCACCCCATCATCAGAAGACGACACTACCAAGATTGCAACTACCGCATTCGTTGAGGACGCCGTAGCCACCAGAACATTCACTATTGCATCATCAACAGGCACGGGAGACGCTATACTGGTTTTACCTGACGGGGATAATGTTAATCAATCACTAGATAGCAGGTCATACTCTACTTACACTATTGCTAACCTACTAGCTAGAGGAAATCACACGGGCGCACAGGCACAATCTACAGTCACCGACTTGGTATCTGATCTGGGAGATAAAGCTCCACTAGCTAGTCCTGAGCTTACTGGGACACCATTAGCCCCAACAGCCTCTGCCTCGACTAACACAACACAAATTGCAACCACAGCGTATGCGGATACAGCCGCTACAGCTAGTGTTGCAAGATCATCTCATACTGGATCTCAAGCGCAATCTACCATTACTGATCTAGTATCTGACCTTGGAGATAAAGCTCCACTAGCTAGTCCTACATTGACAGGCACACCAGTAGCACCTACCGCATCTGCTTCTACTAACTCAACACAAATTGCAACCACCGCTTATACAGATGCCGCAGTAGCAGCATCTACTGGAACGAATACCGCAGACATAGCCACAAACACCACCAACATAGAGACTAACGAGACTGATATAACGGCTCTACAAAAGGGTGCTTTCTCAATATTAGATACAGTAGCCGATGCAGGATCTAAGAATCTAGCTAACTCTGACATGGGTAGTTTGATTGTATTAGGTAGCGCGTCAACTTTAGCTTTAGACGCAGTGACTCAAGTAGGTTACGTTTCACTCATCGACACTGGTGCTACAGCATCCGAAATAACATGGGCAACCTCAACAGTAAAAGACGTTCAAGGAACTGAACTGACATCACCACATACCTTAGCCAGTAATGCGCTACTAGTCCAATATGACGCTTCTGGTGGAGAATACATACTAGAAGAATTTAACGGGACTCACACCCAAGCGCAATCAACGATCACTGATCTAGTGGCTGACCTAGCTCTAAAAGCACCATTAGCAAGCCCTGACTTAACTGGAGTCCCTACATCACCTACAGCCGCTACAACCACGGATACTACGCAAGTTGCAAACACAGCGTTTGTCCAGCAAGAGTTGTCAGCAGAAGTTGACTACGCTGAGATATACGTCACAGCAGGATCTACCGCACAAACCACAAACGGGACAGGAGACACATTTGACACCATCACTGGATTCAACACCGCTCAAGGAGTAGATGGTCACGCTGTAACATCTACACCCGCTAAAGCCACAAACAAGATAACAGTGGGTCAAACATCTAAATACCTAGTTTCATTCTCTTGCTCATTTACTGGCGTCACAGCATCAACCTATGCTTTCCAATTATACAACTCAACTCAAACAGCGGTTTACGGTAACTGCAAAAGTAAGAGAGAGGTTTTGACGGGGACATTGACTGATTCAGTATCATTCTCTGGTATCATTAATGCAACTGCATCTGATGATATAGTTGCAAGAGTAGCTTGTGATGAAACCTCAAAAGCTTTCACCCCACTTGAAATGTCACTAACAATCACTAAGCTCTAACCAAAACCAAACTAACCAATAACCAAACAATACAATGGCACAAACACAAATAACATACGAAAAAAAGGAAGGTAACTTCGGCAAGCTAGGAAATTCACGCTTTGAAACTAAAGACATGAATGAAGTAAAAGACGTCATCAACGCTAACGCTGCTGATGTCCCTAATTCAATCCTAGCGGCACTAAATGCACCAGTCCTAACCAACGTCCCTACGACTGATCCTTCAGTAGCAGGTGCAATCTGGTCAGATAGTGGAGTTCTAACTCTATCCGCTGGATAATTATTGCAACTTAATATTGCAATTTAATCTTACATCTATAGTTTCGATGCAGAGGTAAGGTTTTACCAACACTTAACAAAACTAAATTATGGCAACCATAACAGACACAAACATTTTTGACAACCTTGAAGTAGGGGCGTATTATGGGGTTACAATAACTGGATTAACCGCAGGACATACTGTTGCATTGCAATATCGTGATTTATCTGGTTGGCATAGTATTATTGGAACTACTACAACAGGATCTACAGATCAAAACCACATTATACTAGTGACATCAAACCGAATCAGGGTTCTAGTTTCTGCTGGGACTGGAAATTTACAAGTTGGATTCACTAAAGTAGGTAAAAGATCAACGTCAAAATTTACCATAGGTCTCGGGGACGTTGATAACACAAGCGACGCTAACAAGCCAGTCAGCACCGCTCAGCAGACAGCACTCTCCAGCAAGCTGCCAAAAGAGAGCATCAATGGTTTTAAGGTGGCAACTACTGTTGGGACAACTCCAGCAACTTACAACGTGACTGATTCTGACTTAGGTTTTTCAATACAAAGTGATTTTGCAGGTGAAACCTATTACGT